CCACATGTTCGTGGTTGAGTTCAGGAACAAACTCGTAATCAACAGCCACAAAATATGTGTGATATACAAATTGTTCGTTGTTGCTGGTAAACATTTCAACAGGGACAAATTTGGGTTCAATAATTTTTCCACCCAGCTCTTCCTGTATTTCTCTATTCAATCCTTCTGCAACACTTTCGCCAGTGTCAATTTTGCCGCCGGCCAGTCCCCACGTCATTGGCCAACTTCCCTGTGTTCTTAACAAAAACAGGTAACGACCGGTATTTCGTGCATAAATTAATGCACCTACTCCTTCAGTTAAGGTACGAAACTCCAGGCACCTGCGCCGTACCGGCCCTCTACTGCTTTGGTCCATTGTTGATCTTTCCATTTGTATTGAATACCTGTTCGTAGATTAGTTAAGTATTTTACACTAGAAGTAGCTGAACTGTCAAAGTCTAATGTCCAGTGTGTTCCGGTATACCTGATGATATCATTGGTCTGGGCCACTAGACTTGGAAATCCTGTTCTATTCCATAATGCAGGACCTTCTTCGTTGTTGATATTGCCAATGCCATTTAAGATCAGGTACCTTGTGCCAGCAACGGGATTCAGTAACGTTGAGTCAACAGTCACATTGGCAGGATCAATGATGGCATTCACAGGATCTAGGTTATTGGCCGGCATGGTGTCGGCTATGGGAGTAAACAACAACATATCAGACTCAGTTGGATGATATGCCACAGTGCCTACAATTGTTATGTCTCCTTGATCCAACCTGACTTGACTGATACCGTTGACCAATTGCCCATAATTTTTTAATGCCAGTGCCCAGCTGTAACCTTGATCTTGTATTGTGGCCCCAGAACTGAAACCTTGTTGTGCAGTAGAATTTACCAACTTTACGGTATTGCCTATGTACAACAAATTAAAATTAAACAAGGTGTATACTTGTCTGGCCATCAGAGTCGATGCACTAATGTCAAAGGTACCGTCGCTTTGATTTATGGTGCCAACTGAATCCCACAGGTTTGTAATGATCTTTTGAATTACTCCCATGTTCTTGACCTTGGCAGGTGCACTAAACCAAACAGGTAAATCAAACGTCAACGATGCAATGTCAAGCGGATCTTCTGTTCCCACTGGTACTGTTCGACTGGTAAAATTGGTATCTGTTAGTGTCACATAGGTCAAACTGGTCCAGTCCACATAGTTGTCTGTACTTTGTATTTCCAAGCTTGGGTTGAACAACACAGCAATCTGTTCTAGTAACTGTAGCTTTTGCTCAATGTTGCTGGTCCAAATGTCAACTTTGATTGTTAGATTGTAAGGAACTGGCATCAATCTTTCAACAGTAACAGCATCGCCTACAGAACTAGTCAACTGTCCATTTTCGTCAACGTCTCGATACCGCAGGTTCATCTTGCTAACAAAAAACGGTTCTTGCATTCTCTTTTGATCGTAACGCCATCCTGATATATACACACTCATGGCTGGCACAGATGACAAGCTGTTTTCACTGTTGTTGCGTAAAATTGTAGCAACCTGGCGACTGCTGTCTCCATAGTAGATAGGTACAGTCATCAATGTGGCATTGCCTGTGTCGTCGTTGCCCATTGAAACCTGAAAGTTGCTGAGTATGCGAATAAATTGTTGCAGGAATCGTCTGGTTTGTCCAGAATAAAAATATGAATTCATAATTAACTATAATCCGCTTTGGGTCTCAAGACATCGTTTAAATTTTGTTTTTGTTTTTGAACATTGCCGTTTACGTCCACAAATGTATTTGTGTTGCTGATAAAAGAGTTGCGAAGAGTTTTATTGTCATCTGCTCCACTGGTCAAATTGGTCCTGACTGCGTCTTCGACTTTGATCCATCTTTTGCCATCGAATCTAAATAGTCTATTGGGCATGTAATCCAAACGCAAGCAATAATCACCTGTGTTGGGTGTTGTTGGAAATGCAATTCCAGATACCACTGGCAAGCCATTGGGCGCAATACCATCACCAGTTAAGTATCCTTTGGTGCTGGTAGCAGGACTAGACCCGTCGTTTTCGTATTTGTTAAATAGATCGTCGGTGTTATACCCTGACTTGGGTAACTCGTTTTCTGCTTGTTCGATCACGGCCTGATTGACATTCAGGTAATTGTTATAGGTGCTCAACAATTCGCTCAGAGGATTCGAATCAGGTTCACCGTCACCATCGGTGTCTACAGTTTTGATGTTCTTAAGTATATCTTTGTATTCCTGACTGTCTACTAGCGGATTGAGTTTGACTCTCCACAGGTGCGGAAACCAAGTTGGGCTAAAGCCTTCGCTGGCACGAGTAGCATCGCTGACAACAAAGTATCGTTTTAATGCAGCAGGCAAATCTTGATTCAACGTGTCATAATCTATCAGGTGCATGAGTTCCAATACATCGCCATTCATTAGTTTGCGTCCCAGTGTTTCGATCATATCATTTATATGAAATGTCATGAACAGGGTACCTGTTTGCAAGAATAGACCAAACTGCGACAAGTCAAAGTCGTTGTCCGACACTTGATATATGCCTCGCATGTTGTACACACTGGTATCGTATTTGCGGTCTCGGTTTTCCAAGAACAACAGGTCCTGTATGTTTAATTCGCTTTGTGTTGCATAATTGGGTCGGGTAGCATCAGTGCTGGGTGCTGTGCTGGTTTGCGGGCCTAGGTATTTGTGTATATGAATTCCGGTGCCGCCAATGGTAAACATCTCCGAAATCCTGCGATCGAAGAATTTGTAATCGTTTGTGTGTTTACCGTCTTTCCAAAGTGAGAGTCTTGGCACAATATTGTCCTTAGAGTATCAAGTATTTATGGTTTGACTAGTTATCCAGAATAGTGTATAATGCAAGCATGGACCAATTCAGACATGCAGCTGATCAGTATGTACAGCTATTGCCAGCAATGACTGCAATCAGAGAGATGCCATATTGGGCTGATTTGAGAAGAATGAGCAAGAACTGTGTCAAGCTGCATGAAGAAATAAGCAAAGAAAGTGTTGTTTGCAGGCAACGACGAACAGTAACTACTAAGTACACAAGTTTAGTCGATGAATATGCACAGGCAGTTGACTCATTGGAACAGTATGTGATGTTGGCCCATTTGTCCATCGGTTGACAACATGCCAAAACGGATATATAATTACGTATTCACTGACAGGAGATCAAATGGCTACAGTTGCTGGTGTTAAGATTAAAACCAAGGTTACAAAAACTCGTAACCCTATTTTCTTTGACGAAAAATACACAGGCGGTGAGCCACAGTGGGACACCGACCGAGCACTGAATTTTACTGATGCACAGTTTGACCATTGCCTGCGGCAGAGCTTTTATTACTACAACTACTATTACAGTCAAAAAGACTGCAAAAAGTATGTGGTAGAGTGGATGAAAACACGAGAAAACTTTGACAAAGACCAAGTACGCAGTTTTGAACGCAGTAGCGATCGTTGGTTGCCAATGACTGCTTGCAGCCTGATTATGGCTCATCGGATTGGTATGCCGTTCAAACCACGGCACATTGAGTTTTTGAACAAGTCCCTGCTTGATGTAATTGCACTGAGCGATGCAGAGCCACAGGAAGTTGCGGCTGTTGTGGTCAAAACTGGCGAGCCATACCGTCCTACTATCCAGGATCGTTTGAACGAAAAGACATCAGAGACCATTGGTGAAATTGAAGGTGTGTATGACGAAGTCAGCACAGGCCAAAAAGCAGACTTCAAGCCCTATGACTTTCTCACAATCAACAAGGTGCCGCAAAGCCAGCTGGGAAAATACGAAGCTGTGTTTGCCAAACGCAAGGCCGAACTGGAAGAAGCACAGGCCAAAGCAGATCCTCAGCTGAAAGAAGCTTACAGTCATTACAAGGCTGCGGATTTCAAACGATTGATCACCTGGATTGACAACCTGTTGGCTGGTATCGAGCAGTATCGCGGCGTAAAGAAAGCTACCAAGAAGGCAGCAGTGCGTAAAGCACCCAGCAAAGAAAAACTGGTGGCCAAGCTCAAGTATGCCAAAGAAGATCGCACTCTCAAAGTGGTCAGTGTCAATCCAGCAGACATTATTGGTGCCAGCGAGTTGTGGGTTTACAATACCAAAACTCGCAAGTTGGGCAAATATGTTACGGCCAGCTATCAAACTTTGAACATCAAAGGTACCACAATCACAGGGTACGATGAGGACAAGAGTGTGGCCAAGACTTTGCGTAAGCCAGACGAGCAATTGAAAGAGTTTGCAAAGGCTGGCAAGGTGGCATTGCGAACTTGGATCAAAGATATCAAAGCAGTTGAGATTAAACTGACTGGCCGTATCAACGAAGATACTCTGTTGCTCAAAGTGGGTTAAGTGTTCTAATACTAGTCCTGTTGCAAAATAGCTAAATATTTGCAACAGGACTTAAAAATGGCCACCATTAAACCAGACTTAGACTCTAAATTACTAACAATTGCCACCGATAGCCTAGGTGGTGCAGGCCCTATTGAGTTCGATGAAGCATCAGTTACTTCATTGGACACATTAAAAAACGGCATCATTGACTATATCCGTCTAAGACTGGCAGATGGTATAGTAGATGTTGAATTAGACAAACAACATTATGAGCTTGCAATCAAAACAGCTCTTGGCAAGTATCGACAACGAGCACAAAACTCAGTTGAAGAAAGCTATGTGTTTCTGAAACTGTTGCCCGAAACACAAGAATATATTTTACCCAAAGAAATTATCACTGTCAAACAGATATTCCGTCGGGGTATAGGCAGTGTAACTGGCACCACTGCCAGTCAATTTGAGCCATTTGCATCTGGATTTTTGAACACTTATATGTTGGTAGCAGGCCGCGTGGGCGGCTTTGTCAACTACGAGTTGTTTACTCAGTACCAAGAACAAGCCATGAAAATGTTTGGTGGCTTTATGAATTTCAATTGGAACTCAACAAGCAAAAAACTTACTATTATTCGAAAGATGCCCAGCAGCAGTCGAACATATGTAAGATTGAGTTCGCTCTCGGCCAGCGGAACTGCAACAGGTAGCACTATTACCATAGTAACTGAAGATATTTGGTCTGTTAACGCAGGAGAAAATGTAACAATTAGCAATTGTGATGTAGGTGGATTCAACGGAAACTATATTTTTGATACAGTAAATACAGCCACAAAAACTGCAACTGTGATTGCAAAAGAAACTCTCCAGGCAACATCAGTAACAGGCTTTAGTCTTCGTAAAACAGAAATATCTGCTCCCAGCACCGATACACCTGCAGAAGTGGTCATGTTGCAAACTTACAATTACAAGCCTGATATTATGTTGCTAAATGACCACATGGTATATCCATGGTTGCAAGAATATTCATATAGTTTTTCCAAACGCATACTGGGCGAAGCTCGTAGCAAATTTGCACAATTGGCCGGTCCTCAAGGAGGCACTACTCTAAACGGTGATGCGCTGAAACAAGAAGCCGCAGTTGAAATGGAACAATTGGAAAACGAACTTAAAAACTATGTGGATGGATCACAGCCACTGACTTGGATAACCGGATAATGAGAATTGACGAAATAATTACCGAAGGCAAAGACCGAGAAGTCATGCGCCCTATGCATGCTCAGGCACTTTCCAACCTGACACAGTATGATGCGTTGGACAACAACAACAATCCTTATCTGGCCTACAGATTCGGAGTAGCTCTTGCAGGCGCACCAAGAGCAGACATGGATCACAAGAGTCCCATCGGCAGCAATTTTAGCATGATTGACTATTCGCCAGCAGATGCTGCAATAAGAAAAGGCGCAGAACGTGCCATTGGAATCAAGCCTAGTAGGTCAACTGGCAAAGGCAGCAAAGAATTGGCATCGGTAAATTCTACAAGTCCTGTTGCTGCCCGAAAGAAAAACAAATACGGCGTTTGACCAGTTGACAAACAATACAACATTCTCTACAATGAGAAGATATGTTTGTCAATATTGAAATTGCACAAAGTCGATACAGTGTGTGTCGACCTTGTGAACATTTTAACGCACAATTAAAAGTTTGTAATCGCTGCGGCTGTTTTATGCCGTTAAAGGTAACAATTGCACGAGCACAATGCCCTGTTGACAAATGGCCTACTAGCGACACTTCGTCTATTCATCGAACATACACAATCAAGGATTAATATGATTATTGGAATTTGCGGCCTGATTGGGTCTGGCAAAGACACCGCCGCAGACTATTTGGTAAACTTTCATGAATTTCGTAGAGACAGCTTTGCTGCAACTCTTAAAGATGCAGTGGCAGCAGTGTTTGGTTGGGATAGAGAACTGCTGGAAGGTAGAACCAAGGCTGCAAGAGAGTGGAGAGAACAGGTTGATGTCTGGTGGGCCACTAGACTTGGTATTCCTACTCTGACACCTCGATGGGTTTTACAGCAATGGGGAACCGAGGTGTGTCGCAAAAGCTTTCATG